CCCAACACCAGAAGAGATCGATGCCAGGCGTGCCGAGGTGGACGAGCGGCGTCGCCGCCTCATGGGCGCGAAGCTGTGCGAGCGTGGAGACCTGAGCTGATGCCAGCAGAGATCCCAACGTGGAGGCCCGTGCGTGCGAGGGCCAGGCCGTCGAAGGAGCGGGCGCACTACCTCACAAGCGACTGGCAGGCGAGGCGGCTCCGGATCCTGGTACGTGACGCATACCGCTGCCGGGCCTGCCACGAGCTGTGCCACGGCAAGGCCGCCCACGTCGATCACATTCTGCCGCTCGAGGACGGCGGCACGGACAGCGACATCAATCTTCAAGTCCTGTGCGACGCCTGCCACGGCCGGAAGACACGGGACGAACAGCGACGCAAAGGATACGCATAGGGGGTGGGGTCGGATGGAAAACTGCCATTTTGTCCAAGACCCCATGCCGGCTCTGCGCGTGTTCCTGTCGGGTTTCTAAAAACGGAGGCGGCCATGGGAGCCCGCGGACCTCGACCAAATCCACAGTCAGCCAGATCGGCAGCAGGCCGTAACACGCTCGCCAGGCCCATGCGGCGATCCACAGAAGCAGTCACGATGCCTGGCCGACTCGCGGCTCGTCCGGATGCCGTCTCCTTCTGGCAGGACCACGCCGACGAGCTCGTCGCCGTCGGCCGGCTCAGGCCCGACATGGCCGAGGCGTTCGCCATCCTCTGCGAGCTGCACGCCGACTGCGTCGACCTGGCCTCGAAGGTGGCGTCCGAGGGATGGATCGCTGCCGGCGGCGCGAACCCGACGGCCCGCTTCCTGCGTGACGCTCGCCGGGACTTCCTGTCGGCCGCCCGGGACTTCGGCATGACTCCAGCATCGGACACGAGGCTCCCCCAGGACTCCACGGATGGCGAAAAAGAAGCCGACCCCGAAGCTGCGCTCCTCGCCCGGCTCAAGGTCCGCAGGGCGTAAGCCCAAGCCGAAGGCCGACGGATCGGACCGGCCTGAGTACGTCCCCGGCTTCACGTGGGAGCCCGACCGGGCGGACCTGGTCGTCGAGTTCATCGAGAAGCTCTGCCGGCACCCGGACGAGTCCGGCGGCGAGCCGAAGCGGATCGAGCTGATCGACTGGCAGAAGGAGCGCGTGATCAGGCCGCTCTTCGGGTGGCGTCGCCCAGACGGCCGACTTCGGTTCCGGCGGGCCGGGATCTTCGTACCGAAGAAGAACCGGAAGAGCTCGCTGATGTCGCAGCTCGCCCAGTACCTGCTCGTCGCCCACGCCCCAGCCCAGGACGTATTCCTCGCTGCGAACGACAGGCTCCAGGCCCGCACCATGTACCGGATGGTGAAGCAGTCGGTCGAGGCGTCGCCGATGCTGCGGGACCTGCTCGAGGTCGTCGACTCCAGGTCGATCATCCGGAACCGTGAGACCGGGAAGGAGATCCGCTGTCTGTCGTCCGACAGCTGGCGGAACGAAGGCCTGAACGGCTCTGTGATCCTCGACGAGATCCACAGCTTCCAGTCGCCGGACCTTGTCACGGCGCTCATGTACGCCACCCGTGGCACGGCCAACGGCCTCGTCATCTCGATCTCGACGGCCGGCGAAGACAGGAACGGCGTCGGCTGGCAGTGGTGGACGGACTGCGAGCTCGTGCAGCGGGACCCGTCGGCGAACCCGACGTTCCTCGGGCTGATCTACGCCGCAGCTCCGGACGACGACTTCGACGATCCTGTCGTCTGGCGGAAGGCGAACCCGTCGATGGGAGTGGCGTTCCCCGAGGACGAGTTCCGCGACGATTGGAAGGACTCGCTGACGAACCCACGCAAGCGGTCCCAGTGGCTCCGCTACTCGCTGAACGTCTGGGTCGAGCGGGACGGCCGCTGGTTCAATCCGGACGACTGGCAGGCGTGCAGCTCGGCCCCGCTGCCGTTCGGCGATCGCCCCGTCTGGATCGGCGTCGACCTGGCGTCGAACCTCGACATGACGGCGGCAGCCATCGTGGCGAAGAGCCCCGAAGGGGCGTGGGACGTCGAGATGCGGTACTGGGTCCCCGAGGCCACCGTCGGCGAGCGGATCTCCAGGGACCGGATCCCATACGACCAGTGGATCCGGGAGGGCTACGTCACCGTCACCGAGGGAGCCCGCCTGGACCACGAGAAGGTGGCGGCGGATCTGATCGAGCTGGCTGACCGCTACCGGGTGCAATCGATCGCAGCGGATCCGTGGAACCTGGGTGCGATCGCCTCGAAACTTCAAGCATCGGGGCTACAAGTCCAAGCTATCACGCAGCGGACCGGGACGCTCAACGCCCCGTCGAAGCTGCTCGAGGCGCTCGTCGTCGAGGGCAAGCTCCGACACGGCGGGAACCCGGTCCTTCAGTGGAACGCCAACAACGTCTGCTGCTACACGGACGCCACGGGATCGATCAAGCCTGATAAGGCAAAAAGCCGCGAGAAGATCGACGGAATCGCCGCCCTCGTCAACGCACTCGCTGTGGCCAGCACGGCCGTCGAAGACGAAACCGACTGGAACCTGATCCCGCTATGAGCGCCGCCCGCAAGCCTGCCGCCCCGAGGAAGTCCACAGCACGGCGGCCACGGGCCAAGGCCCAGCCGCAGATCTTCTCCCTGCGTGGCCTGACGTCTCCCGAGCCTTGGGGCTCAGGCTTCCGGATCGGCCCAGACACGGCGATCCAGGTCACGGCGATCCTGGCCTGTGTGCGATTCCTGGCCCAGTCGATCGCCTCCATGCCGGGCCACGTGATGCGGACGCTGCCCACGGGCCGGAAGGATTCAGCGAACGACCTCCCGGTCTCGTACGTGCTGCGGAAGAAGCCCAACAACTGGCAGTCGTTCTACGAGTGGGTCGAGCTCACGGTCTACCACGCTGCCCTCCACGGCAACGCCTACAGCCGGATCCTCCCGGGCGAGAGAGGCTTCTGTTCCGAGCTACGGCCGATCCACCCGACACGTGTCGAGCCGATCCGCCTGTCGGACTATTCGGCGGCCTATAAGGTGCTCGAGGCCGACGGCCAGTGGAGGACGTACGACGCCTCGAAGATCCTGCACGTGCGGTGGCTGTCCGACAACGGCCTGGTCGGCATGGTGCCGGCCGAGCTGTGCGCCACGAGCGTGGCCCTGGCCCGGCAGCTCGACACGGCTGCGACCGCCTTCTGGGCAAACTCCGCCCGGCCCGACCTGGTCCTCGAGACGACGCAAGCGATCCCTGCCGAGGCAGTCACCGAGCTGCGTCGCCAGCTCCGCGAGGTCTACGGCGGTGCGTCGAAGCGCGGGTCCGCCGCCGCCCTGCCGAAGGGCGTGACGATGAAGACGATCGACAGCAACAGCCAAGAGGCGAACCAGTTCATGGAGCTCCGGAAGTCCATCGTCCCGGACGTGGCCCGGGCCTACGGCGTGCCGAGCACGCTGATCGGCGACAGCGACATGGCCCGCTGGTCGAACGTCGAGCAGGAGTTCCTAACGGCCCAGGTGTTCTGCCTGCTGCCATGGCAGAAGCGGATCGAGGGGGCGATCGACCGGACGATCCTGTCGACGTACCAGGAGGCCGGCGACGACGTGTACTACAAGCTCGACAACCGCGGGCTCCTGCGTGGAGACACGGCGGCCCGGGTCCAGCTGATGCAGTTCATGGCGAACACCGGGGCCATCACGCCAAACGAGATCCGGGACCTCGAGGACTTCCCCCTCCTCGACGAGCCGGCCGCCGACGAGACGTTCATCCAGCTCGGGTTCTCGACGCTTGCAGCGGCAGCGTCACAGGCCGACGCCCCCTCCACCAGCTCGTCCGACGCGGCAGCGCCTGCGGACCAGGCGGACGGTGCAGTGATCGATCCGACGGCGGACCCGCTGGCCGCGGCCACGACTGGTGCCAACCTGGCGGCAACCGCGCTCAACGGAGCCCAGGTGACGGCACTGCTCGAGGTCCTGGCCAAGGTCTCGGATGGCACTCTGGACAAGGATGCCGCGGTGGCCCTGATCACGTCGGCCTTCCCGACGATCGCCGAGGACTTCGCCCGCCAGATGGTCGACGGGGCAAACAACCCGCCGCCGCAGGCTACGCCGCAGGGAGGCCAGTGATGGACGTCGAGCGCCGGTATTTGCCGATGAGCGAGATCGGGGACGAGGGCCTGACCGTCGAGGGCCGTGACGGCGAGCCGCAGAAGATCCGCGGGATCGCACCGCCGTGGGACAGCCTGTCCGTCGACCTCGGCGGGTTCCGGGAGAAGTTCGCCCCGACTGCGTTCGACAAGATCCTGTCGAAGCGAGGCCTGGACGTTCCCCTGCTGTTCAACCACGACGACTCCAAGATCCTGGCGCGCACTACCAACGGGACGCTGCGGATCACGAAGGAGGACCGCGGGCTGGCCTACGAGGCCGATCCTGTCGGCACTCCGACTGCGGCCGAGGTTCTGACGCTGATCCGCTCCAAGACGATCTTCGGCTCGTCCTTCGCATTCAGCGTCTCGGCCAAGGGCGAGACGTACGACCAGGACGAGCGTGGCCATGTCGTGAGGACGATCACCGAGGCGTCCGGCCTTTACGACCTGTCGCCAGTGACTCGTGCAGCGTACCCCAGGTCGTCGCTGTCGGCCCGGTCCCTGGAGGCCTGGAAGGCCGCTCGTGCCGTCGCCGCCGAGCAGGGCCTGACGATCTCGATCGACTACGACCAGACGTTCACGGCCGCTCCGGGCCTGTGGCGTTCGTTCATCGCAGACGCCACCAGCCGCGGGAACCGTGTCGTCTGCATCACTCGCCGCGAGGACTCCGAGCAGAACCGAGAGGAGCTGCGGCTGGCGTTCGCGGACCTCGAGCTGGCCGACCTGATCCTGGCCGGCCCCGAGAAGCAGAAGCGGGACGCCGCCGCCGCCGCCGGTCTGACGGTCGACATCTGGATCGACGACCGTCCCGAGACCGTCCCCGGGCAACCGGAGCCTCGCGCGGTGCGTCCGTCCACGCTGATCGGCCTGCGGGCGAAAGCTGCGGCCACCGTCGCGAGGCTCCGCGCCCATGCCGGCTAAGTGTCCCCAGTGCCAGGCCCGGCTGCGTGTCTGCTCGTCGAAGCGGGCCGGGCCTGTCCAGGTGCAGTACCTCGAGTGCCTTTCCTGCCGGCACCGTCGCCGCCAGGTCGTCCCGGCCGAGACCGTCTGGAGGAGATCCAAGTGATCGCGCAAGCCCCCGTGTCTGCGGCCCTGCGGTTCCTCGAGCTGCGGGACCAGGTCTCCGCCTTCCTGGCCACGGCCAAGGTCTCCGCCGTGGGTGGCCTGACGTGGCAGGAGTTCGGCGAGCTGCTGCTGGCGCTGCTGCGCCTGACGACGACGACGCTCGACGGGATGTCGAGCCTGAGCGGCCCCGAGAAGAAAGAGCTGGCGATCGAGGCCGTGGCTGCGCTCTTCGACTCCGTGGCCGACAAGGCCGTCCCGGTCGTGGCCTGGCCGGTCTGGGTTCTGCTGAAGCCGGCGATCCGCTCGCTCGTCCTTGCCATTGCGGCCGGGGCCTTGGAACAGCTCCTGCCGATCGTGAGGGCCATTGCATGACGATCGTCCTGCTGATCGCCGCCGCCGTCGCCCTGGCCTGGCCCTGGCTCAAGGAGCGAGCGGCCGAGATCGACTGGAAGGCTGTCGACGTCCGGCACGTCGCAGCGGCGATCCTCGGGCTGGCCGCCGCCTTGACATACGTCAACCGGGACCAGGCGGCCCCGCCCCCGGCCCCGCCCGAGCCGGCCGGCTTCTCGCTGCGTGGTGCGTTCGTCGGGCCGGACGCCTCGGCCGACGCAGCGACGACGGCCGCCCTCTTCGACGAGCTGGCCTCGGAGATCGAGTGGGACTCGATGCAGCCCGAGCCGCTGCTGAAGACGGGCGTCGCCTTTGACGAGCTGCGGCGTCGAGCCCGGCTGATCCTGTGCCGTGGCATCAGCCTGGGCGACAAGCACCCGCGAGCCAGGGAGTCGATCAAGAGTTACCTGGACAGGACCGCCGGCACCTCGGGCGGGCCGCTCACGCCTGAGCAGCGGTCTCGGTGGGCCTCCGCGTTCCGTGACGTGGGGAGGGCCGCCGCCGATGCTTCGCGCTGACCGCTGGCAAGTCCTGGCCGCCGCCCTGCTCCTCGGGCTGGCGGCACTGATGCTGCTCTCGCCGGATCCCCGGCGCGTCACGTTCGACGCCGGGCCGCCGGACGACTTCGGATGGCGGCCGGATCCTGCCGGCGTCCGTGAGTTCCTCCAGGAGCTCGAACACCCGACGTTCGCCGACGCCGGGGCCGAGGCCGTCGAGAAAGCACGTGGCGTCGATACGTTCCTGTATCGGCACCTCTACAAGGCCCACCAGGCCCGCTACGGGAAGCCTTTTGTCGTGGGCCGGCAGCTCATCGGCGACTGCGTGTCGTGGGGCTGGATGCACGGGATATGGGTCTCACAGTCCGTCGACTGGACGAGCGGACGCATGGCGGACCCGCCCATGGCCCCGGCCACGGAAAGCATCTACGGCGGCTCGAGGGTCGAGGCACGTGGCAAGCCCGGCGACGGGGCGAGCCCATACGGCGGATACAGCGACGGAAGCTACGGCGCTGCGGCTGCGAAGTGGGTGAAGGACTGGGGCGTCGTCTACAGGGAGGGCCAGCTCTCGGACTATTCCGGCGACCGTGCGAAGTCCTGGGGCGCGTACGGCAACGGCGGCAAGGACGACGCCGGCAAGCTCGACGCCGTGGCGAAGAAACACCCGGCCGTCTACGTCGCACTCGTGAAGACGTGGGACGAGGCCGCCGCGGCGATCGAGAGCGGGTTCGCCATCCCCGTGGCATCCGACCAGGGATTCGCCAGCACCCGCGGGCCTGGGGGCTGGGCGAACGCCAGCGGGACGTGGTTTCACGAGATGTGTTTCGTGGCCGTGCGCTACAAGAAGAACGGCAGCGAGGACGACGGCCTGCTGTGTCTGAATAGCTGGGGGCCTCGGTGGATCGACGGCCCGAAGTGGCCCGAGGACCAGCCTGACGGATCGTTCTGGGTCCACCGCAAAACCGTCGAGCGGATGCTCGGCCAGGGTGACTCCTTCGCAGTTGGTTCCGTTGGCGGGTTCGGGTTCCGGGAGCTCGACAACGGAGAGTTTTTCACGCCCCCGCCAGGAGACCAGTGATGGACCGGAAGACAGTGACGGCCGTGCTGGTGGCGTTCGCCATCGGCTACTGGATCAGCTCGAGCCCGTTCGCCCCGCACCCGTGGCAGCCACAGCGTGACAGGCCCGTCCTCCGCTGGATCGTACGGGCTGCGAAAAGCCTGCTGTGGATCGCCGTGATCGCAGATCCGCCGCCCGAGGTGAAGCACGATCCGAAGCTCGTCCACGCTCCGCCTGTCGGCGACGACGGGTATCCGCTCATCGATCACGGGAGGGGACTCTGATGTGGGAAGCCTTCCTGGCGTGGCTGGTCTGGCTGTCGAGTGATCCAACGGCGATCGACCGTGAAGCTCCTCGAGCTGCTGCCGCTGTCGCTGCGGCACGGGCCAGCATGGAGCCGGCGGACAGCACGCCGCCGGCCCCTAAGCCGGCCGAGTGCGTCTGCGGCGGCACGTGCGTCCACGGCCGATGGAAGCCGGACGGAAAGATCGAGCAGGTCTGCCCCTGCCCAGGCACGTGCGCCTGCAAAAAATCCCTACCGTAGTACGGCCGCAAACTTCTACGGCGTGGCGTTCGTGGGGAAGATTTCGCCTGTCAGATCACCACCCGAGGAATAGACCATGAGCAACAAGCTCCGCCGCTACCAGGACGAGATCGCCGCCAAGCTCACCGAGATCGAGGAAATTCGCTCCCTGGAGACCACGGACACGGCCGAGCTGGCCGCCCTCGAGGAGCGGCTGAACGCTGCGATCGCCCGGGCCGACGAGCTCGGCGCTGCGGTCAAGGTCGAGCAGGAGCTGAACGCCAAGGTCGCCGCCCTGCGGACTGCCGTCGTCGACGACAGCGAGGCGCGGAGCAAGGTCGAGAAGAAGGAGATCGCCCCCGTGAACGTCCGACACTTCGAGTCCGGCGACGCCGCCATGACCGCTGGCCGCTACCTCCGAGCCCTGGCCCGCGGCGAAGTCCGCGCTCTCGGCGAGACGAGCCCGACGTACGACAACCTCGGCGCGGAGCTCGTGCCGGCGGAGCTGTACGGCTCGGTGATCAACGTCATGAACCGGGTGAGCGTCGCCGCCCGGGTGGCGTTCGTCGTGAACACGATATCGAAGAAGATCACCCTGCCGAAGCTCGGCGACGCCACCGCGTCGTTCTACAGCGAGGCGGCCCAGGGCAGCCTGACCGACATTGCCACCAGCGGCGTTGACGTCACGCTGTTCGGCCTCCGCAGCCTGTGTGCGGTGTCGAACGACCTGCTCGAGGACTCCGTGATCGACGTGGCGTCGATCGTCAGCCAGGCCTACGGCAACGCCTTTGCGTCGAAGATCGACGCCGCGTGGCTCCAGGGCGACCAGACGGCTGGTATCGCCGGCCTCGTCGGCGAGATCCCCCAGGGCAACTTCGTCCTGGTGGGCTCGGAGACGGCGACGACCGTCGAGAAGCTCGCCGAGATGGTGGGCAAGGTGGACCCGCTCGCAGGGAACACCAGCTGGGTCGTGAGCTCGAAGGGCATGGCGGCACTGCTGGCGGCCCACGCCGGCACCCAGTCCGTGATGATGTCGGACGCCATGGCCCCGACCGTGTTCGGTCGGCCCGTGTACGTCACCAACGGCCTGCCGGTCGGGACGCTCGCCCTGTACGGCGACTTCTCGATGTCGACGGCCGTGGCGGTGAAGCCTTCCGGCCTCCGGATCGACGCTCTCCGCGAGCTGCGGGCGATCAACGACCAGGTCGTATTCGCCGGCAAGCAGCGGATCGGCATTGCCAACCACGCCCCCGAGTACGTGGCGGCGCTCGTCATCGACTGAGGCCCGACCCCGGAAGCGTGACGCACGACGCGGCCGGGGGAGTCCCGCACTCCCCCGGCCGCCTGTGTGTTCGGAGGCCCCATGGTCCGTATGCGTTACGTCGCCGACTTAGGCGACAGGAAGGCCGGGGAGATCGTGGAGGTCTCGCCGGATCAGCAGCTCGAGCTCCTGCGGGCCGGCGTGGCCGTCGTCGACAGCCCGAAGGTCGAGCGGCTCGTACGCCCACAGCCCAACAAGCGGACCGCCGTCGTCCGGAGGTAAGTCCATGCGTCTGCGTTCCGTCGTCGTCGCCGCCCACCCGGCCGTCGAGCCCGTCAGCCTAGGCGAGGCGAAGGCCCACCTCGGCATTCTGCCGGACCAGACGGACGACGACGGCATGATCCAGGCCATGGTCTCGACTTCCCGCCGGCTGATCGAGCGGCGGCTGGGCCTGGCCCTCGCCACCCAGCAGCTGCGGTGCCGGTACGACAGCACGGACGGGGATGGCTGGTTCCGCCATGGCCAGCTCGGGCCGGCCGTGCTGCGTCTCCCTGTGGGGCCTGTGCTGGCAGGCGAGGAGTACGCCGAAGCCCTGGACGTCGACGGCGTGGCCGTCTCCTCGAGCACGTACGACGTCGATGCGGACAGCTCGTCGATCCGGTTCTCGACCGTCCCGGACGTGTCGGACGAGGCCACGCTGACGATCACGTACTGGGCCGGGCCGACTGGGCCGCTGGCCCCGCAGTTTCGTTCCGCCCTTCTGCTGTACGTCGGCCACCTGTACGCCAATCGGGAGGCCGCCGGCAGCGGCCCCGTGAGCGAGGTCCCGATGGCGTTCGAGACGCTGCTGGCCAGCGAGTCCGTCACGGGGGCCTTCTGATGGCCATCCCCGCCGGGATCCTGCGCGAGACGATCGTGATCGAGCAGCAGAGCGAGACCCGTAACTCGCTAGGCGAGGCGGAGATCTCGTGGTCGACGTTCGCCACCAGGCGGGCGGCCGTCGAGTCGATCAGCTACAGCGAGCAGGAACGGCAGAAGCAGATCGGCGGGTCCGCCTCGTTCACGGTCCGCTGCCGGTATGTCGACGGGATCACCGGGAAGATGCGTGTCCGCTGGGCCTCGAGGTCCGACCGGATCCTGTACATCTCGGGCGTCGTCGAGCGGAATAACCGAGACGAGCACGAGCTGTCCTGCGACGAGAGGCAGACGTGATACAGGTCGACCTAAACGATGCACAGCTCCAGCGGCAGGTCCAGGGCCTGATCCGCTCGTACCGGCAGCTGCCGAAGGACGTGGCCAAGAAGTACCTGCGGAAGGCCATGCGCCGGGCCTTGAAGCCTTTCGAGCCGGCGCTGAAGGGCAATACGCCCTACTACACAGGCAACCTGCTGCGGAGCATCCAGACGAAGGTCCGGGTCTACGACAAGCCCGGCAGCGGGGCCGTGGCCGGCGTGTCGGGATACGTGCCGAAGACGCTCCGGAAGAAGCGTGGGCAGTTCGTGATCACCGGGTCCGGCAGCCACGCCATCATCGTCGAGCGTGGGACGAACCCACGGAAGACCTCGAGCGGCCGGGCCTGCGGATCCATGCCAGCCCTGCGGATCATGGAGCGGACGCTCTCGTCGGCCAAGGGGCCGATCATGTCGACGCTGATGGCCGAGCTGGCGGCAGGCCTTGAAAAAGCAGCGAAGGAGCGTGGCGATGGCGCACCCTGAACAGTGGATAAAGTCCGCCATCGAAGCCTCGGCCGGCTGCGACGCCTACCCGATGATTGCCCCGGAGGCGGCCCCGCTGCCGTTCGTGGCGTACGCCCGCACGTCCACCAATCGGGAAGGCTCGCTGGCAGCTCCGCTGCCCGTGGCGATCCCCCCCGTGGCGACGTTCTCGGTGGAGATCTACGCCGGGACGTACATGGCGGCCAAGCAACTGGCGGACGACGTCCGTGGCGGGCTGCACAACTTCAACGGCACGGCCGACGGCGTGACAATCCTCTACAGCTCGCTCGTCGAGGAACGCGACGGAGACCCGGTGTTTTTCGACGGCCAGGACAAGCCAGTGTTTTTCGTAGAGCACACGTACCAGGTCCGCTGGGAGGAATAGCACATGCCAGGCCAGTCTCCGGAAACGATCCCCGACTCGCAGGGTACGGAGTTCAAGTTCGACGGCGTCTCCTTCATTGCGAAGAACGTGAAGGTGAAGGCTGCCCGGCCGACGGTCGAGGTCACGAGCCTCGCTGTCCCTGCCGGCGGCGCGCGAGTGTTCCAAGCAGCGCCGCTCCCAGACGCGACCACGATCACGCTGGAATACTTCTCCGACGTGGCCCCGACGATCGGCACCAAGGCGACGATCGTCTGTGAGTCGCTGGGCGTAATGGAAGCCAGCAGCGTGAAGGCCTTCTGCGAGGACTTTGAGCTGACAGCCGCCGTTGGCGAGCTGATCATGGGGACGGCCACCTTCAAGATCACGAACGACGACGTGGATCTGAAGACTCCCAGCTGATACCAGCCAGGGAGGTGGCGCGTGACCCCGCAGACCGTCGGCCACAGCCAATCGGCCAAGCTCGTTTTCAACGGCAAGACGCTGGGCATCCTGATCGGTGCCACGCCGTCGTTCTCGGCGGCGAACGTCCACGACGTGACCGGCCTCCAGGCCCAGATCATCGGCGACGGGACGAGCGCCCGGATCATCAAGCAATACAACGTCTCGTCGATCGAGCCTGGCACGATCAGCGCCAGGTTCATCGGCAGCCCTGAGCTCTCCAGGGAGGACGTTGGCAAAGTTGGCAAAGTGATCTTTTCGTGGCAGTCTGGGAACAGCATCAGCGCCGAGGCCACGCTGACGAAGCTGGACGCCGAGTTCAATCGCGGCGAGCTCATCCAGTGGTCGGCGGAGTTCCTGGCGAACGGCTTCCAGTGAAAGGAATCGCATGCCACTAGCGGACGACATCCTGGCTCTCGACGACATCAGGCCACCGCAGCTCTTCCACGTGAAGGCTTGGGGGAAAGACGTCTACCTCCTCGATCCCACGGCCGACATCCGGGACGAGTGGGAGGTGTTCTGTGCTGCGAACCAGGGCAAGCGTGCGAGCTGGCGGGCAAAGCTGGCCAGCCTGATCCTCTGCGACGCCGAGGGGAAGCGGCTTTTTCCGACCGACGCCGACGTGGCGAAACTCGGCAAGAAGTCTGCGAAGGCGCTGCACGAGATTTGGCTGGCGGGCCAGAAGCTCCTGGTGATCACGGACGACGAGGTCGAGGAGCTCGAAAAAAACTGAGGAGCCGGCCGGTCGACGTGTTTGTCTACCGGCTGGCCATGTCCTGCGGAATCTGGAACGTCGAGGCCTGGAAGCGGAAGCTGACGATCCGGCAGCTGCGGCACTGGATGGCGTACTGGCGTGTGGAACCGTTCGGAGACGAGTGGAGACGATCAGCGAGGGCGGCCCTGACGGCTGCGGCTGGGTTTGGGGCAAGGCCCGAGCCTGACTCCGAGGAGCGGTTCCTTCCGTCCTTCCGTGAGAAGCCGCAGACACTTGAGCAGCTGAGAGCAGAGCTCTCAAAGATTCCGGGATTCAGGAAGCAGATGGAGCGGCAGTAGTGGCATCGATTGGCAAAGTATCTGCCGTGTTCTCTGCTTCCACGAGCGGCCTGAAGGCCGGCGTCTCCGAGGCCTCCGCGCAATTCCGGAAGCTCGGGTCCGACGTCTCCACGCTCAAGTCCCGGATGGGGACGCTGGCGGCCATTCAGGGCGCTCAGCTCTTCGGGTCGATCGCCAGCTCGGCCATGAGCGCCGCCAGCGGGTTCGTCGGGATGGCCAAGGGCGAGGCCGAGGCTATCGACAGGACGTCCAAGCTCTCCAGGCAGCTCGGCATGACGTACGGCGAGCTTGCAGGACTGAAGCTGGCCGGCGACCTGGCCGGTGTCAGCATGGACACGATCGGCAAGGCGGCCACGAAGGCCGACGTGGCGTTCGTGAAGGCGTCGCAGGGCTCCAAGCAGGCCCAGGCCGCCCTCGGCGGAGTCGGCCTGTCCGTCGACGAGCTGCAAAACAAGTCCCCGGCCGAAAGGTTCCAGGCGATCTCCGACGCCATCGCTGGCCTGCCGACGTCGGCCGAGCGTGCGAAGGCGGCCGTCCAGCTCTTCGGGAAGAGCGGCTCCGAGCTGCTGCCGCTGTTCGAGGGCGGCGCTGGATCCATCCGCCAGGCTGCCGACGAGGCGCAGAAGTTCGGCCTGGCCCTCACCAGCGCACAGGGCCAGGACGTCGAGAGCATGAACGACGCATTCACGAGGGCCTATGCGTCCGTACAGGGCGTCGTCCAGCAGGTGACGGCGTACCTGTCGCCTGCGATCCAGAGCGTCGTCGACACGTTCACCGGGCTGATCGGCGGGATCGGCGGTGCCAACATCGGCCAGTTTATCGGGGACGGGATCATTGCCGGGGCTGAGTTCATGGCGACGATCGCCGACGCCGTGATCTCCGGACTGTCCGGCGTCTGGGAGTACGCGGCCACCATCGGCGGATACTGGTCGACCGTCTGGGAAATCGGGAACCGAGTGGCGGCAGGCCTGTCCGGCGTGTTCAACGTCGGGAAGGTTGTGCTCGGGGCCGCCACGCTCGGGATCGGAATGGTCGTTCAGGGCCTGGCCACTGTCGCCCAGAAGATCGGAAAGTTCCTCGGGTTCGACACGAGCACGATCGACTCCGTCGTGGCTGGCGCTCAGGCGTTCAATCAATCCGTGAAGGAAGGCATGGACCAGTCCATCGGCCAGGCCGGCAAGGATTTCGCAAGCGCAATCGACGGAGCGCAGCCCGGCACGCCTGGTCCTCCTGCGGCACCAGGCGCTATCTCGTCGATGCTGGCGAACGCCGTCGACAAAGCGAAGGCGTCCCGGGCCGCCGTGGACAGTCCGACGCCGCCGCCGATGGAAGGCCAGCAGGCGAACCCGCGGTCCACGACTGCGTCGACGGAGGCCGTGAAGGCCACGGACAGCCGCTCGAAGGAAGGCGTCGCCGAGATGTTCCGACTGATGCGTGGCGGCGGCGAGCAGGTCCAGGAGCAGCAGCTCGGCGTGCTCGAGCAGATCCGCGACGCCGTGTCGTCCGGTGATCCAGAAGAGCTCGTGACGTTTGCGGGAGCCTGACCATGGCAGTCGTCGCCACAATCGAAACAGCGAAGGGAACGGGCGTCTCCGGGAAGTACGGCGAGTCGTTCACGTTCACCCGCAAGTGGCTGATCCGTGTCGACACGCCGGACACGAGCCGGGTCGAGATCGCCCAGGCCCCGGGCGTGGCGTTCGGCGACGGCCACCCGGACGCAGCCGAGCATCTGGCCATGGAGTTCGACTGCACCGAGGCCAGCGGCGACGGCATGATCTGGGAGATCACCGTCCGCTACTACATGCCACCAGCCGGTAACACTCCGGACCCGGAGACCGGGATCCCGACGGACACGTGGGCCGCCAGCAACTCGACCACCAGCGTCCCGGCGTACAAGGACAAGGCCGGGGAATCGATCTGCAACAGCGCCGGCGATCCGCTCGAGGGCGTCGAGAAGGACGACGATGGGTTCTCGCTGACGCTGACGAAGTTCTATGACGGTGCGGATAACTACGATTGGAGCGAGACGGCACGGAACCAGAGTAACACCGTCAACGAGTCCGGCTGGAACGGGTCGGAACCAAGGACGTGGAAGGTGGAGTTTCGCAGTGCCACGAAGAAGCCGCTGACGGACGGCGGCGGATCGTCCACCAGGTACTACTGGGAGACCGTCTGGGAGTTCCGCTACAAGGAAGACACGTGGGACGTGAAGCCCTGGGACGTCGGGTTCAACCAGCTCGTCGACAGCGAGGGCAATCCGTCCTCCGGAGGGACTGACCGTGCCGCCGTCCTCGGGGCCGATAAGAAGCCAGTAAAGCAGCCGGTGGCGCTGGCTGACGGTGTTGCCAAGCAAGCCGGCGAAAAGCCCGACGAGCTCGCGTTCCGCGTGTACCGGGAGACCAGTTTCTCCGTCTTCGGGACTCCCGGCTGATGGCGAAGCCTCCACGACAATCCGGGCGGAAAGTCTCGTTCACGCCAGAGGCTGCGAAGCGGATCGCTTCGGCCGTTATGAAGGTCGAGGGCGGCAACCGTGACCAGGGTGGCGTGGGCCTGCGGACCTCGAGTGGCGGCGACGAGCTCGTCCGGGCGACGTTCACGGGGGACTGGGCCAAGGGAGACGAAAAGACCTGCAACGACGCCGTCCTGACGGCCGTCGAGATCAAGGCGAAGAACTACCTGGTCGGGCTGGCCGTCAGTGGAGAGGCGACGTGCGTCCTAGCGTACACGTCCGGCGAGTGGGTGCTGGCGGGCTGGGATTGGCACGCACTGGCTGGGTACTCGGCAGGATCGCAGCAGGTACTTGCGCATGACGCGAATGGCGGATTGTCTTGGATCAACACGACTGCCTGCTCATGACGAACATCGCCACAAAAAACGGCGCGGTCATCATCAAGGACGGCATGGCGGCGCAGGACTGCTCGTGCTGCGATGAGTGTACGTTCTGCGTCCCGACGAGCGTCAGCGTCACGATCAGCGCCAGCAATTACGTCCGGCAGATTCACGCCGCCCGCACGTTCAGCTCGTTTTTCGGCGCGTCCGAGTACAAGAAATCGCTGGGCTTTGTTCTGTCGCCGTCGTCCGGGACTTTTGAGCTGGCCCAGGGTCCGCCTCCAGGCGGCATCTACCCAGGGACCAGCTATTCGCCATATACGTGGGAGTCGGCGAGCGTTTCGAGCCCAGGCCTTGGGAAGATGCGGGCAGAATTCTTTCAGGACTGGAGCCTTCCTCCGGCGTTCATTGTCAAGGTTCCTGCGGTGCATTACGAGAAGTACGTGACAATAGAGTGGTCACAGCAGGGGCTGGCGGAATATCGTTTTTATTCGCTCAGCGAAATGATTGCCGACTGGCCTGGATACAACGGGCCGCCTGCATCATTGACGAGAACGCGTCGATTCGTCGGCTACATTAAGTTCTACTTCTGGTGCGTTTCGCAGGGCTCGCAGGGGCGCGTGTACGTGGCTCCTCTCGGTATTCCTGGCGGGCATGCCGCTGGATCGGCACTCCCTGCCGACTGCAACTTCAGATACTTTAGCGGCGTTCCGGCTGGCGGATGGCTCTCGCCATACGACCCGCCTGGCACTGCGTTTGGGTTCGGCTATTCGACGGACTACTGGGAGTCCGGTTACGCGGCCAGCGCTGATGTCGAGACTGGCAGCCCAGTCGTGACTTTGTCGAGCGTGGATTTCTCCTGCGAATAGCAGCGGCCAAAACGCACGGCGGGCCGCTGGAAACACGGCCCCGGCACCGAGCTTTCCAAGCTGCTGAAGCGTTTCGGGATAGAGCCGACGCCAACCTGCGCCTGCCGAGCCAAGGCCGCACAGATGGACGCTTGGGGTTGCGACGAGTGCAGCAAGCCGGAGCGCATCGACGAGGTCGTCGCTGTCATGCGTGCGGAGGCGCAGGCACGCGGACTGCCGTTCCTTGACGCTGTAGGGCGGATGCTCGTCCGCAGGGCCATCAGCAATGCCCGCCGAAACTTGCCTCGTACAGGCCCTTCCGGACAATCCTAGGGACCACCCACTAGGAGGCCGCCGTGGTAGCGCTCGACAGGATCCCGGGAGACTGCACGATCACGGCCGTGGTCGGAGATCAGCTTGACATTGCCCTGGAGTTCACCAATCAGGAGACGCCAGCGACGCCGATCGACCTGACGGGCTACACGCTGGAGGCGAAGGTGTTCGTCCCCACGTTCCAGAATCCGGCCGGCGGGTTCGGCAACGGAGACTACGTCGTCGGGTCCGTCGCGGCCACGTTCACGGTCTCGACGATCGACCTGGCGGAGGGCCAGATCTCGATCGGCCTCACTGAGACGCAGACGTCAGGCCTGAACCCTGGCCAGACATACCGCTGGTACTTTCGCTGGGTGGACACTGCCGGCGCTACGCTGACGGTCCTGTCGGGCGTCTTTGACCTGAGGATTCCGTGAGCGTCAACGTTTCCGTCAACGGGCAGTCCGCCGTGGACGTCACCGCCTCGAGCGGGGACTCCGTGGCCGTGTCCGTCGGCCTGGCCGCCGAGCTCGTGGCCGTCACTGTTTCTCCGAGCGGAGCCCCGGGGCCAACTGGCCCGCAGGGGCCTCAGGGATCGCCGGCCACCACCATCGAGATCGGCACCGTCACAACGGGCGATCCCGGCACGGACGTCACCGTGACGGCCACGCCGAGCAACAGCGGCAACACGGTCACGCTCGACTTCGAGATCCCCAGAGGGGACGTCGGGGCCGACGCCCTGTGGAATTTCCGCGGGGCCTATAGCGGCGGCGAGTCCTACGCCGTCGGCGACGTGGCCACGCACAACGGCGAGACCTGGTACAGGCTCAACGCCAACGGCGGCAACACTGGAGACACGCCGGCCGAGGGGACGTTCTGGACCAAGATCGCCGCCAAGGGAAACGACGGCAGCGGTGGCGGCGGCGGTGCCGTCTCCAGCGTGGCCGGCAGGACCGGGGCTGTCGTCCTGGCTGCGGCGGACGTCTCGGGCCTGGCGACGATCGCCACCAGCGGCAGCGCCTCGGACCTGGCCAGCGGCACAGTTCCGGCAGCTCGCCTGCCTGCTGCCACCACGAAGGCCCTCGGGGCCGTGCAGGTCGGCTCGGGCCTGTCGATCACCAGCGGCGTCCTATCGGCGACGGCTGGCGGCGTGAGCTGGACGACAGCGCCAGCATCTTCGTCGGCCAGCGGAACGACCGGCCAGTTCGCCCAGGACTCCACCTACCTTTATGCCTGCTATGCGACGGACACGTGGCTCCGGGTCCAGCGTGCCGCCTGGATCGTTGCCCCTGGATCGCCAACGATTGCGAGCACCAGCGGCGACCACAACAGCCCGGCCTATGTCACTGTGAACTGGTCCGCGCCGGCAAACAACGGCGGCGAGCTCACCGGGTACCTCGTGCAGCTCGACGGCGGCGAGCCGGTATCGGTCGGGGCCAGCACGACGACGTACACGTTCTCGGGAGTTACGTTCAGCTCGTCGCAGTGCAACTCGTACAGCGTTTCCGTGAAGGCCGCGAACAGCGCCGGCCAGAGCACGGCAGCGACGACGACGATCATGCTGCCGCAGACGATAGTGCCGACGGTCCACAGCGTCACGAAGACACCCAACCAAATGGCACCGGGAGTGCAGTACGGCGTGTACTGGTTCCCGCCGTGCATGACCAGCCCGTGGAACTCGTACGAGGTGCAGTCCCGCCTGTACTACAACGGGGCCGAGGTCGTCGTGACGGGCGACGAGGACGGCTGGGAATCGTTCTACAGCGGCGGCAACACGTCGCACACAGCCGACATCTCTTCTGCCTCGAGCTCGCAGCAGTACCAGTTCCGTGTGCGGGCGAAGAACGTGAGCGGGGCTACCGTGCTGGCGACGTCAGGGTGGAGCCCTTCCGCAACGTCCTGACCGGCGGAGGCATGGATGCCACCGAAGAAAAAGCCGGTCACGCTTCCGCCAGAGCTCGACGACGACGACGAGATCCCGGCTTTCTGCACGCCGGATGACGAGGGATGGATCCACCTTTCTCGGAGGAACAATGCCAGCGCGGGACCCGATCACGGACATGGCCGAAAAGCTGGCAAAGACGCACCCGGACGCCCCGGCAAGAACGCTGGCAAGAAGGCTCGTGGCGGAAAGCGGCGGCGCTCTCACGATTGACCAGGCGAGGAAACGGATCTCCCGCCAGTTCGGCGTGATGGGCTCCCACCACAGGGGCAGGATCAAGGCCGTGGCCCCACGCCCGCCACGGCAGGCTGGGGCGGTGCTCAAGATGCCGGCCTCCAAGGCCGAGAACTGGGAGCCCTACACGCTCAACGTCGTGGGCGTCGTCGGCGTCCTGTCCGACATCCACGTCCCGTACCACTCCGAGGTCGCCGTGTCGGCGGCCGTCGAGCACCTGAAGGGCCAGCAGCTGGCCGCCTTGGTGCTCAATGGTGACATCGGGGACTTCTATGCCATCAGCCGGTATATCAAGAACCCGTCGAAGCGGGATTTCAAGGGCGAGCTGAAGGCCCAGCGTGAGCTGCTGGCGTGGCTGCGTCAGGAGTTCCCGGAGATCCCGATCGTCCTAAAGGCCGGCAACCACGAGGAGCGCTGGCTGCACTGGCTGTGGGCGCACGCCCCCGAGATCTGCGACGAGCCGATGATGGGCCTGCGGGCCTGGCTGCAACTGGACCAGCACGGGATCGAGCTCGTCGAGGACCAGCGGCCGATCCTGGCCGGCCGGCTGCCGCTGCTGCATGGACACGAGAAGGGCAAGGGGATCAGCGCCCCGGTGAACCAGGCCCGCGGGGCGTTCCTGCGGCTCCACCATACGGTCCTCGAGGGCCACGGCCACAGGACCAGCGGACACTGCGAGCCCGATATGTTCGGCTCCGAGGTCTTCTGCTGGTCGACCGGGTGCCTGTGCGATCTGCGGCCGGAATACGCCCGGATCAACAAATGGAATCATGGGTTTGCCTCGGTGACTGTTTTCGCTGATGGTGAATTCGGAGTCGAAAACTACCGGATCACCACGGACGGAAAAGTGAGGACATCGTGACGCAGGACGAGGCCGTGACGACATACGAGGCGGACGACAGGGCTGGCTCGTCGGCATTCCTGGATCTGCTCGACGAGCTGCGGAGGCTGCACCTGTCGAAGTCCGCAGACTACGGATCCGAGGCGGACCCGCTGGCGAACATCCGCCAGGGTGCCGACTTCGTGGACATCGAGCCATGGCGTGGCTGCATGGTCCGGATCGCCGACAAGATCCAGCGGCTGCGGACGTACTGCCGCACGGGCCGGCTGGTCCACGAAGGCGTCCGGGACACGCTGCTCGACCTGTCGGCCTATAGCCTGCTGGCCATCGTGCTGTTCGACGAGGGGCGGAAGTGATCCCGGACACGGTCTACAGCGACGACGAGCTGAAGGACATGGAGTTCCGCGCTCGGCGGTTCTCCGGGGCCTACACGGGGACCGCAGGAAGCCTGGCCGCCGACGTCATCAGGCTACTGGCGGAGCGTCGCCGGCTGTTGGACCAGATCTGTCAAGGCCGAGACGCAGGTCCAGCGTCGGCAGGAAGTCCAGGGCGGACTGCCGTCCGACAATCCCGACGTCGAGATAGTGCGCGCGTGTCGTCCTGGAGTTCTTGTGGCCTAAGTGCTCGGTGGCGTCGCCGCCAGCTGCTGCAACGTAGGACCCAGATGATTTCCGGAACCCGTGGAATCCTCGGGCAGTAACGCCGGCCTGTTGGCATACCCGTGAGATCCCGATGTAGATCGAGTTCCGGTTCCGGTGCTCAAGCCACGGCCAGACGAGATCCGTGTCTCTGCGGCGCTGTGGACGCATTGCGTCTGCCAGCTCTCGGGAGATGTCACGGACGATCGTCGAGATCCTGTCCTTCCGGGTCTGCCCGAGGAACGTGATCCGCCGCAGCTCGAGGTCTACCTCCCCCCAGCGCAGGCCCAGCAGCGCTCCGCTCCGCTCCCCCGTCAGCCAGGCGGCCCATGGCAACGTCATCCACAGCCAGCAGCTCGGCACGGGGCCTACGTGGCCAACGGCCCGCCGGCCCTGCCGGATGATCTTCTGGACCTCCTCGACCGTGTAGCCTCGTGGCAGACGCTGCGGCACCCGGATCAGGTTCCTCGGCAGATCCAGGAAGTCCACCAGCCTCCCGTCGCTGCGGGTGGCGCGTTTCCTGGCGAGGTAGTTGGCCAGGCTCAGGATATGGGCCAGGTCCTTCCGGACCGTGGCAGGGCTCGGCAGGCGTCCACGGTGAGGCGTGGCCAGCCGCCAGCGGACGAAGCGGCTGACGGCCAGGTCGTCGAGATCGTCGACCGTGGGCTCGTGGCCGAGCTGCTGGGCGAACCTGTCCAGAGACTGGCCCATGATCTGGACCGTGCGTTCGGACAGGTTGTGAAGGACGGCGTATCTGTCAGTCAGGACGTCGCGGAGCGTGAGCATGGAAACACCTTCTGGCATGGTGCATCCCTGCGTTTTCGCCCAGCCGGCCAGGCTGTCGGCTCCATGCTGCACAGGTGTATAGCGAAAGGGTGTACACCATACAAACCGGTATGCCCTCCGCTTTACATCCTGTACAGCTGATGGACTGTACGCCTCGGGCAGTGTCCGGGGGCCGGCCCTTGCCTCGAGCAGGCCAG